ACGCGGCAAAATGGTTGCTGACGACCATCCTCTCTATCATCTGTTGCACGACCGTCCCAATCCATACATGTCGGCATTTGCGCTGCGAGAGACCATGATGGCCCATCTGCTGACATGGGGTAATGCGTATGCCGAGATTGAGTGGACGGATGCTGGATACCCTGCGGCGATCTGGCCGCTGCTGCCCGATCGGATGGATGTACGTATTGTAGACAGGCAGCCGGTCTATGTTTACAGACCGGACTCGATTAACCCAGTTCAGCTGCCGAGATGGAGAGTATTCCACATCCCAGGTCTGGGCTATGACGGTCTGATCGGATACTCTCCGATCCGCATGCAGATGCAGACGTTGGGGGGGGAGAGAGCCCAGGCAGAGTTCGGCTGGCGCTTTTTTGCGAATGGCGCACGACCTGGTGTGGTTCTCAAGCACCCCGGCAAACTGTCCGACCAGGCCAGGCGTAATCTGCGAGATAGCTGGTCGGCGCAACATAGCGGGGTTGATCAATCGCATCGGACGGCTATACTCGAAGAGGGGATGTCGATTGAGGCGATTGGGATCCCGCCTGAAGAGGCGCAATTTTTGGAGACCAGGCAGTTCACAAAACGCGAAATCGCATCTATCTATCGAGTGCCGCCACACATGCTGGGCGACACGCAGACTGCAACCTATGCCAGTGCGGAGCAGTTCAGCAGGGATTTTGTGGTATTTTCTTTGGGAGAATGGCTGCGGCGGTGGGAGGAGAACATCGCTCTACAGCTGTTGTTGGACCGAGAATCTCAAGATTTGTTCCCGCAGTTCGTGCGCGACAGTTTGATTATCACGCAGACGGGCGAGCGGATGGCCGCCTATGCTGCGGCCATCCAGCACGGAATCCTGACGCCCAACGAGGCCAGAGAAAAAGAAAATCTCAACCCGTTGCCGGGTGGAGATGATCTCCTGTTGCCTCTAAATATGCAGGTTGCTGACAACATGCAGGCTGGCCAGTCCAATGATGACAGTCTGGTCAGGACCGCGTGGTTAGCAGATATGCGAGCGCGTTTGACGTCGCGCATCGCAAACGATGTCCGACAACAGGGGGGCAAGGCGCTACGTCAGGGCGGCACAGTTGCCGCAGAGACATGGGGACAGGGCATGCAGGCAACCTGGCGAGCAGCTGGGCAGGGGATGATTGCCAAATTGCGCGCATGCGGATCCGATCGGCGCGATGATCATGCTGATACGGATACGGTTGACACGTGGATTGCAGATGCATATCAGCAGTCTATGGACGCACTACTGGAGGAGCATGGATAGAGAGACTCGTACTGGTGGCGAGATTACCATGGTGGGTGACGACAACCCAACAATCGCTGGATACGCTGTCGTGTTCAACTCGTTGTCGACGACACTATATGACTGGGGCAGACGACCATTTGTTGAACGTGTGGATCCAGTTGCGTTCAGCAAATGGCTGGACGAAAAACCAGACATCTACGCGTTTTGGAATCACTCCGACATGTATCCGCTAGGACGCACAGGCAACAACACCCTACTCATCCAGCGAGATGAGCGCGGATTGCGGTTCGAACTCCAACCATCCCAGACGAGCTGGGGACGAGATGCGTTATACAGCATCTCTCGGGGAGATGTCACTGGAGTGTCGATGGGATTTACCGTGTCGGAAGACCGCTGGGAGCGTCTGCCAGATGGAATGGCCATGCGCACCCTACTGCGCGCCGAACTATACGAGATCTCGCCCACCGTCTACCCAGCATATAAATCTACATCTGTGTCAGTGCGTGCGATGGTGCCGTGGGAGTTGAGAGACCTGACCGAGGATGATTTGCGGCCAACGGATGGCATGATCGCGGAGGCAGAACGCGGTTTGGCGTGGCGAGACGAATATAATCGGGCAGGGACCGACGTTGGTGTGGCTAGGGCTAGAGACATCGTCAACAACCGTGTGCTGTCCGCTGATACATGGAGACGCATGCTGAGTTATTTCCAGCGACACGCAATCGACAGTGAGGCGACAGGATATAGACCTGGAGAGGCTGGTTATCCGTCTGCAGGCAGGATTGCATGGGCATTGTGGGGGGGAGATCCGGGATATGATCGGTCTCGCGTCGTAGTGTCCAGACTCGAATCAGACAGCCGGGCGGCTGGTGAGATACAGGCGCAGCAGGCGCTGCGCGCGAATGCAATATTGAATTTGATGCAATGGAGAATCTGATGCAATGGAGAATCTGATGAACACCACGAGAGCACCGGAGCTGATGAGACAGATGGCCGAGTTGCGCACCCTAGCGGAGCAGATCACGGCCAAACCAGAAATCAGCCCAGAGGATCTGAAATCCCTGCAGGAGCTCAGATCGAAACATGATATGTTGGCAGACCAAAACCGTGAGTTGAAATACTGGTCTCGGCCTGGCGTGGCGTTCCACGAGCGACCGACTGCTGACAATTCAAATGCTATTTTTTGCCGGTACGTCCGCTCTCAGGACCCTGGCGCGTTGCGCGAGCTGCGAGCGTCCAATGACACGAGCATGAATATCACGACCGCAGCGGACGGAGGCAACCTGGTGCCCACGGGGCATTATCAGGGTATCATCGAACGGATGAGACCGTTGTCGCTATACAACCAGCTGGGAGTGCGAGAGATCCCTGGGATCGGCACAACCGTCAATGTCCCGGTTGACAACGAGGCGGACGACGGCGAATTCGTTTCGACCGCTGAGTCGAGCTCGTTCGATCGAGATGCGCCAGCCATCAGCAAGATCCCAATGACACTGGTCAAATACACCAAACGGGTTGAGCTGACCTACGAACTGCTGCAGGACGAAGACGCCCGGCTTATGCAGTTTTTGAACAGCTACGTGGCTGCTGGCATGGCCGCCACACTCAACAAATTGATGATCGTCGAGGCGCTGGCAGACGGGACGGCTGGACTGACACTGGACGCTGCGGCGGCTATTGGAGCCGCAGAGATCCCTGAGCTGCTCTACAAACTGTCGGCTGACTATGCTCGTGGCACTACGTCTGCCTGGCTGATGCGACGCTCGACAGAGGGATACATCAGGGGCCTGACCGGCAACAACTGGCAGTTTGTGCCTACGCCTGCAGCGACTGGCAACGGCACATCAGCAGGCACGCTCTGGGGGCTGCCGCTCTACACTGATGATAATATGGGCGCACTGGCAGCCACCGGCAAATCGCTCCTGATCGCCAACTGGTCGTACATGGGCATCCGCCTGGATCCACAGATGACGTTTCTCGTGGACCCGTACAGTCGGGCTCAGTATGGCGAGACTGTCATGCATTATTATTTTCGGGCAGATTTTGAAGTGCTTCAGTCCGCGGCCTTCCAGTACGCGACGCATCCGGCCGGTAGCTAATATGTAAGTTCGGGCGCCGCTCTGCACTGAGCGGCGCCCAGGAGATCTGCTGCAATGCACACCGTCATCGCGTTACAGGCGATCAACGTCAACAACAATGGGCAGACTATCCGCCTCGAACCCGGCAAACAGTATCAGCTAGCTGACGAGCTCGCTACTGATTTGATACGAGCAGGATATGCTGCCCAGCAGCATCGGGACGTTGACCGACGCACCAAATCCAAACCAACATGATCAATGTCATCACGCCGGCCACCGAATACCCTGTGATACTTTCTGATGTAAAAACATCTCTGCGAGTAGATCATGCGTCGGACGACGTGGAGATTACGCGTCTGATTGCCGCGGCGACCGACGATGTACAGATGATGTCGGCACGATCTCTGGTTAGCCGGACGATCGAGATGATCCTGTCATCGTGGCCCATCGATGATATCTGCCTCGAATATCCACCCGTATCGTCTGTGCAGTCAATCACGTACTACAACGACAACAACACTCTGCTGACTATGCCCGCAGGCGATTACATATCCATGCTAGACCTGCCTCGCCCCAGCGTGATTTTGGCAAAAAACGCTCACTGGCCGGACGCTACTCTGAGACCAGTATCTCCGATCCGCGTGCGTTATGTGTCGGGATATGGCAATGCGGCGGCTGTGCCTGCGCGCTACAAACAGCTGATCACTGCGCTGGTGGCAGTCGATTACGCGCATCGAGGTGAGATTACGACCCAGGGAGCTGCCCAGAGAGCTATGATTATGGCAGCATGCATGCAGGATTGGGGATGGGCGACATGATGATGTCCAGACTGACAGAGCGGATCTCTGTACAGACCCCCAGTGTCTCTCGTGGCAGCGCAAATGTCGAGATCGTGACCTGGTCGACCACGGCTACCGTGTGGTCCGCCATCCGAGAACGTACAGGCCGAGAACCGTTGCTGGCCGACAGACCAGTATCGATCATTTCGTACGAGGTCACGGTTCGTGCCGGGCTGATAGTCGATCACAACTGTCGGCTGTTGTGGAGGACCAAAACGCTCCAGATTGACACGGTTACACCTCTCCCAACTGGATACATCACGATGCGATGTACAGAGGTATCAATCTGATGGCAGCAGTCAGACGACGGCGAAATAATCTCAACGACCGGAATGTTGTCCGCGTCAGTATCCGCGGTATTAAAAAACTAGACGCACAGCTACAATCAATCGGGCTGTCTCTCAGATCTACTGAGGCCGTGCAGATTATCCACGACGGGGCAGACGCCCTCCGGGACAGCGCAATCGCCATTGCACCGCAGTCGACCAACTCGTTGCGTCGTGGGATCTACACGACGAGCAGATTGCGCAACGGCTTTGTGCAGTTGACCAGACGTGGCAAACGCCTAAACTCGCCTCTGAGATTCCCCCCGCGCGGGTCACAGGTGCTGCTGGTGTCCAGTGTGTTTTACGGTGCGATCATCGAGCGAGGACGAAAATCTGGCAAACGGGGCACAACATCGCCCAAACCATATCTGGCGCCTGCGCTGCGTAGGTCGCGCGGTCCGGTCGCAAAAACTATTGTGGCTCGATTGACAGATCTCATTGAACGTCGATACGAGGCTGCGAGAGCGGTATATTTCGATGCTGCCTGAGACTGCACTGACTAACGTCCTGCTGTCCAACACAGCCATCACGTCTGTCGTTGCGAGTCGTGTGTCGCCGGTGGCTGTCCGAGCGGCGACAGCGCTGCCCGCCATCACATATGCGCGACAGTCGGGCAGCCGAGATTACACGTTTGACGGTAAGGCGCAGGCTAGTGTCACGCTGTCCGTAACAGCGTGGGCGTCTGATTGGTTAACAGCCCGTACGGTCGCTGATCTAGCTCGAGCTGCACTGGACAAATACACATCCAACACGATCGACATGTCAACCGCATCAGATGGCGCTGATACGTACGACCCGGATGCATCCGCATACGGATGCACGTTATTGATCACAATGTCATATGAGGAGGTCTGATGCCGCGGGGTAATGCTGGGAGATTGTTGATCAATCAATACGATCTGTCTCTGGATACCATCTCGGCAACGTTGGAGATTACCAACGAGCCGATACCTGCAAATAACTGGCAATCATCTGTTCAACAAATGATCCCGGGCAACCCGCAGGCCACTCTGTCTCATGGGGGATACTA